TTATCTCATTTTCTTTTGCTGATTCATATTGTTTAAGCATCTTTTGTAATGATATTATTTTTTCCAGATGAGTGATATCAATAGTCTCTATTTCTTTCATCGCTTTTGCAAAGTTTAGTAGAGCCATTTGATCATCTTTCACTGCAGCCGCACGACGCTCATCAGCAAGTGCCCTATTTTCATCAATACGACTAAATCTTTCTGCTCCAAGCCCTTGGTCCGCCATTGTACGCGCTTGAGCCAATTGTGTACGAGCTTGCGATTCTTGCATAGTAGATTGCATTTGCATCTGTTGTATTTGTTGCGCTTGCTGTTGCTGTTGTTCCATTTGCTGAATGATCTTGTCTTTGTTTTGTATGGTTGCAGCTTCAATAAGGCTTGAATCAGGAATAGGAACGCCTAATTGTTTAAGTTGTATAAGCTGAGCAAACTGCATCTGTTTTTGGGACTCAGTATTATATCCAAGTTCAACCATACAATGGTATTTACCAAATGATTTGTTATAGAACAACGGTGCAGGTTCTTCTCCTTCAAGAAGGTTCTTAATCTTACCCGGTGTGTAGTTATTTTGAATAACTTTCATCACCAACTCACCAAGTAAGTTTTGTGAGTAATCAAGTCTATCAAATAGAGGCTGTAAGGTTGTAAGACCAGCTCCCTGACGAAGTGCAGATAATATACCTGCTTTATCATCAAGTGCAGAACCCATCAATTCTTCATTGATACCTGATACTAAGTTCATCTCTTTCGAGAATGTATCCTGTAACTGAAAGAAATATTGCGGAATAGCTGGCGGTGATATCTGTTGGATATCAGTCATTGCAGCTTCTTCCTTCAATGGAATTATGCGACCTTGTCCTGTTTGGAATAAATGCTTAACGTCAACAGGCGCATTTTCCTTAAAGATCCAACCACTATTAACCACCGATTCTGCAGCATCAGCTGACAAAATTACTCGGCGGTTGAATAGTATTTGGGGATCGCGTAGGGAACGGCAAATACCCTGTATGCGACTATAGTAATAAGGCATCATTGGATTATAATATCCAAGTACTGGTACAAAAGGATAAACATCAATGTTTAAACTATTAGGACCATCGTAGAATACCTTATCTTGAATCATTATTGCCATACGAACAGTTGGAATATCTTGTTCAACAAGCGTAACTTGTGGGTAGTGAGATAAAAATGTTTTAATATCAAGTGAATCTTGATTAGTTACTTCAAATGTCTCACCGGTACTTTTATCAACTAATAACTTTTGCTTTCTATAATCACGATAATAATACTCGTCATATGAAACTCTATTTTGCTGAGTTTGCCCAAAGCTTTCGGGCATATATTGGAACCGACCATCTCTTCCTGTTCCTGTTGGGTTTCCTGGAAGTGCCATGATTTCTTCATAGCGATCTGGCATTAAAGCAGCAGCGGCGCTATGCGATAAATAAGATCTTCTCCAAACAAAAGAACAATCAGACAGATCTGGTTTACGAAAGTACGGATCAATAAAGAAACTATTGTACGCGCAGTTATCTACTTTTAAATCACCTGATACTGGATCATTACGAAAATCCATATAAACATGAAGTAAATTCATACCAGCAATACAACCACCTTGATGGAATGCTTCTGATATGGTTTCATAAACGCCTTCACGTTTATAGATATTGAGAACTATTTTGGTTAATTGATCTGCAGTATGTTGATCACCATTTTCTAATGGGACCATAATTGTAGATTTTCTATTTCGACGTTGGTAACCAGAGACCATGTTACATAAAGGACGAACACGATTAAAATACCATGATCCCCTATTATTATTAGGTAATGATTGGTTAAGTTCTGCCATCAAAGACGTATCACCCGCTTCGAGACGGGTATCAAGTGTAGCTTCAGTCCAATAGATCTGCCAGATTGATTGATTAGCTGTATAATCGGCATCTATCTTCTTTTTTATAGCACCGTAATTATCGGATATCGATTCGGGTTGCCGCATTAACATATTTAATTCCTCTTTCTAACATTGATCAGATAGAAAAAAAGCATCCATCATACTCTTAAAACTACTATAACTGAAAGTATCGTTGCAAGCATTAAATTCTATTTCACACTCGTTAGATTTTCTATTTAACAGTAAAGTAAAATAACTATCACGGTTGTAAGCTAAGAACTTTACACCATTATGAGATCTAACTTCTTTAAAAGTATACGCAACATATTTTGCTGATACTGAAGCACAAATAAGTATCATTTGAATATGAGCATCGTCATCCATATGAAAATGTGCAGGTAAATTATGATACACATACTTTTCATGTTGTTTAGCTCTAAGGCTAGTCATTGTAAGAAAAAATAGAAAGATTAATTTTTTGTTCATTACATACCTACTAATATTAAAAGTATCGTCACTCCCGTAATTAATGCTATAAAATAAAAATCATATAAATTCATAACTTATTTATACCTATCATAACGGGGATCATCTCTAAAAAAGCGTGGTAAGTCTCCTCCTTGATTACCATACAACGCTTGAGCTTTCTTTCGATCAAAATCTTCCGGTGACATGCCCCGTTTAGTTTTATGAAGAGACATGCATAAATATCGTAAAGCGTCAGCAAAATGACTTGCCCACGATTTAACTGGTCTTGGCAAATACATTTGTTTAGCCTCATCCCATTCTTTACGATAGTTCTCTAATGCGTTGATAAGCGATCGGCACTTTTCAGCATCGATCCAAAATTTATTAAAATGTGTCCATACATTTTCAATTCCATCTATGATACCAACTTGATCAACAAGGGTAAAATCTATTCCAAGTTGCCGTGCTTTTTCATAACGTGTAACCGCACCTCCGCCCCATTCACGAACCTTAATATCATGCGGTGCAAAATGTTTACCATAAGTATAAGGCTTGTCTTGTAATATCTTCACATAGTGATCAAGACCAAGGTTATTATTAGAATAACAATCAATAATACGAATAACACTCCCGTCTCCGACAACGTTGAAGAATATAATTGTCGTAGCATCATTAACCCCAATATCCCATACTGTGTAAGTAAGTAAGCCTGGTTCCCATGGAACATGTCCTATTTGACCTCTTAATTTAAGTGCATCTAAATACGTACCGTAAAATGATCCGGATATTCCTCGCTCAAATGAACATTCATATTCTTGAAGATACAAACCTTCGTCAAGTTGTGCACGTTCTTGCGCCAACACTTCATGAGGAATATGTTGTACTTCCGAAGCTTTATGTACAAATATTTTCCATTCAGGAAGCTCTTGAGCAACTTTCCATAACTGCCAAAGATGATTCTTACCACGAGGTGTTCCAACAATTGCACACCATCCACCATTTGCTGCCAAAATTGGCCGTATAAATGAGAAAATATCAGGCGGCATTAAACTATATTCTGAAAGAATAACTGCATAAGGATTGGTTCCTACAAGTGAGTTATCGTATGTATCACCACCAATAATCTGTAGGATAGAACCATTCTTGAAACGTATCTTCATCTCAGATTGGTTTACACCTTCAACAAGCATGGGCGGAAGATAATCAAGGAACTTCGTTCCATCAATTGCAATAGCATCAAATATAGCTTTACGACCTTGGCCATAAGTAGGTAAAACATAAAAAACTAGGCACGTCTTCTTTATGCACTGACGAATAGCAAGATTCCAAAAAAGAATATCCTTACCAGCTCGACGACTAGCAATATAAAGAATGCGCTTTGATTTTTGTTCTTCGATAGTATCCCAAATCTCTTCTTGATACCAACGTAATGCAAATTTATCTAATGATACTTGTACTTCTACGCTCATTCCGGTTGTCTTTCTTTTATCCTACAACTATTACATTGAGTTGATCGACGTTTTTTCAATGTATGACCTGTGAGTGATTTTTTATTGCCACAATCACAGATAGCATGCCAAAAAATATGTTTTCTATTTAACTTAGTAATATCTCTCGCTACAACAGTCCATCTACCAAAACGCTTACCAATAAGATTAGCAATAAGTGAAATCCAATGACATGATTTACATTGTTTAGATCCACCATTACGTAAGGTATAACCATTCACAGATGATTGATTACCACAATCACACCGACAAATCCAATAAGCACGGCGCTTTCCTAATTTTGTTACGTCTCTCTCAAGGACAAACCACTTGCCGTACCGTTTACCTTTTTCATCGATTATATTATTACCAAGACGATTGCAATTGATGAAACTCATTCTGGTTGTCTACTTATTTCTTCATACCCAATAACACAACGTTTACACTGTTGTCCAAATTCAGATTCAGTACATGCAAAACAAGATTCTTCTTTCATATCACAAAGGGTTAGTAATTGGATATGGAAGAAGTCTTTATAATTTTCATTGATCGACTGTAAAACCGCACGAAGTTCATTTACTAATTGTTGCTCAAGTTGATCAGACATTATTTCTCCTTATATATAATTTTCTTCTTCGCTTTATGATATCAGCTTGAGCTTTGTTATATCGTTCTATTAGATTGTCATAATCATTTATTAATGATTTGTGCGAAGATACTTGTTCATTAAGTTCGGTTAAATCTTCTCTAAGCACCGATACTTTTAACATTTTAGCTACATCTTTCAGCGAAACAATCCATGTTTCGGGCGTGACTGAAGAATTAAAATAATCAAGCTCTAATTGCAATGAATCTAGTTCTTCTTTCATATACTCGAGACCCTTCAACCAATCACTCACTATCTTCCTCACTACTAGATGAAGGAGTATTCACCGTAATGTTCACGTAATAATCTTTATGCTTAGAAACTACTTCTATAGCATTTTCTCTTTCCCATTTATGGTACTTGAGATATTGATCCAACTTTTCAATCATTTCAACCAGGCCAATTATTGTTAACATTTTTCTTCCTTCTGATTAGAGTCATTTTTTAACTCAGCATTTTCAGCTTCAAGTTCAACAATCTTCTTTTCAAGATCTGCAGTTTGATAATGGTTAATTGCTTTTAGTTCTTGAATTTGATTGATATGTTTTATTATTTCTTTTTCAAGAGAATCTATCTTTTCTTGTTGATTAACTTTTATATTACCATCTTCGCTACAATCGAACGTCTTAAAGTAATCACATAATTTTTTTATCATAACGATACCTCTTCAGATAGTTCTTCTTTAGTTACAATTCGAGGTTTGATGTCATTAATGATGAATGTATGGGCTTGTTTCTCTTCTTCTTTCTTGAGATCAGAATGATACTTATTAACATCATGCCATTCAGGATCATAGCAATGCATATCTTTGTAGGCATATGCCCCATCTAATTTTTTATTCATACTTCCAACACGGCGATGACATGCAATCATGAGTTTCATAAAAGCATAAGCCTTACGAACATCCTCATATTTCTTATCCCATTCTCTCAAAGTGGTATAAGGAATTTTATATTCTATGCAGAATTGCATGATCTCTAACGAAGTTTCTTTTTCTGCCCATTTGAGCATTGTATGTATGAGTCTGCCGCGCCAATCATCGCGCCCAGGGAATATATTTAATGTCTCTTGGTCAAGAAAATCTATCCAGTTACGTGAATTCGACACTTCTTTGTCACGACTGCTAGAATGATCAATTTTTGCCACTACTTTTTCTTTTTTATTCACGTCACTCCATCTCTGTAATTATTAACTCCGTTCTAGGCTCTTTATCATACACTTTTTTTGCTGACAAGGAACAGATTATACGATCATCTACGATCAATATGCCTTTAATTGCATCAAGGAGA